GGCTGGCTCTACGGGGGTTTACTCACTAAGCGAGCCCGCAACGGCTTATGTTGCAAGCGCGGCCGGCGTTACAACCTTCGGTAACGTTCTGGATGTTTCGGTTGTTGCTTCGGGGGTTCTGGCACCAGGAATGCCAGTTACGGGAACCAATATCCCGAGCGATGCTGCCATTGCTTCTCAGGTTAGCGGCAATCTGGGCGGAGTGGGCATTTATACTCTGACGGTTCCAACAACTGAGTATGTTGCATCCGAAGCAATCACAACGGCCGGCGGAATTGAATTGACAGGCTGGAGCGCGGTTCCCACCAGTCCGGGCGACGGCGCGGTTGGCGCTCTTGTAAAGATCTCATCGTGGCCGGTTGCTTAATCGCCGGCTTCGATCAACGGATTCAAGATTTTGGAATGACGGAGAAAAATACTATGGACCCGATTCTCGTTGCAGCGGCGCAAAAATGGGGAATTCATTTTGACGGCTCGCCGAACGCTCGCTTTCAAAGCCCCGAAATGGCGCATGATTCTCGGCTCGCTCAGGATGCTCAACCGTCGCTCGTAACGGTGAGCAACAGCGGCATTCTTGCGATGCTAACAACGTACATCGATCCGAAGGTTATCGAGATCCTTGTCAGCCCAATGAAGGCCGCCGAGATCGTTGGGGAAGAGATCAAAAAGGGCGATTGGCTGATGGATACAGCTTATTTCCCGGTTGTTGAATCCACCGGCGAAACCTCATCGTATGGCGATTATTCGGAAAATGGCCGTGCGGGTGCGAATACCAATTTCACTCCCCGTCAGTCTTACCATTACCAGGTAATCACTGAATACGGCGAACGCGAACTTGAGCGCGCGGGGCTCTCCAAAATCGATTGGGTAAACCGTCTGAACATCGCTTCCATTCTCACCCTGAACAAGTTTCAGAACAAGAGCTATTTCTTCGGTATTGCCGGCCTTGAGAATTACGGCCTGTTGAACGATCCGAACTTACCGGCTTCGATTACTCCAGGCGTCAAAGTGGCGGGTGGTACAGCATGGCTCGTCAACAACAAGCCGAATGCAACTGCTCTCGAAGTGATTGCAGATATTCAGAGTCTTTATGCACAGCTCCAAACTCAGGCTGACGGCCTGGTGGAACTCGATACGAAAATGACTCTGGCGATGAGCCCGGTTTCTGAAGTGGCTCTTACGTTCACAACCGAATTCAACGTCAACGTTTCGGATATTCTGAAGAAGAACTTCCCGAACTTGACCATCAAAACGGCCCCCGAGTATGCAACAGATTCGGGCAACCTGGTACAGATGTTCGTGGATGAGTTGGAGGGACAGAGAACCGTTTCCGTCGCCTTCACTGAAAAGCTTCGCGCTCATCCAATGGTTGTAAAGGAATCGAGCTTCCGTCAGAAGAAGTCTCAAGGAACTTGGGGCGCGATCATCTTCCGGCCGATCCTGATTGCAAGCTTGCTTGGAGTGTAATAAGCTACAGGCAAAGGGTAATAAACGGGGAGCCCTTTAGGCTCCCCAAACTTTTAGGAGAGAAGGCATTTATGGCAGAAAAAAGTGCGAAGGTTGTTCTCATCGGTTGCAGACTTCCACAAGGTTTGATCTTGCATCATCCCTTGAAGCCTGATGTAAAAGTTACTCTCGCCGGGTTGTATACCTCCAAGATCATTGGAGCTACTTACGTCACAACGGAAGTTGATGCTGAGTTTTGGGAAACCTGGAAGATCGTTCATGAAGGGAAGTTTCAACCTCTCGATTCCGGCGCGATTTTTGAGGCTTCAAGCGAAGATGCCGCAAAGCGAATCGCTAAAGAGCTTACGAAAGAAAAAACAGGCTTTGAGCCTTTGAAACAGGATGCGGCGGGAGTAAAGCCGGCCAATAAGTAGGGCTCCAATGGGAATTGCAATTTTCAATCTCGGGATCTTTCTTGCTCGTTATCCCGAATTTGTGTTTTTCAATACAAATAACCCCGGTTCTTTGGCAGTATTTTTTGAAGAAGCGGGGTTATATCTCAGCAATTGTCCAACAAGTCCGGTTCAGAATGTGATGCGCCGGTTGATCCTTTTGAACATGCTTACAGCTCATATTGCCTTTATTGGAGGAGCCCTTAGCAGCGATGGACAAGCCCGGCCTGTTGGTAGATTGAATACGGCAGGCGAAGGCAGCGTAAATGCGGGTTTCGATTTTACGCCGGCAACTCCAGGTTCCGGCCCTTGGTTCAATCAATCACAATACGGGGCCGCCTTCTGGCAAGCAACCGTTTCTTTACGTTCGGCGAGATACATTCCGCGTCCAACGAGGTATTAAGATGAAACGCTCGATTCCGATGTCCGAACGAGTCACAAAGCATTTGCAAGATCTCGCAAAAAAGTTAGGCGGGGGCTCGGTTGAAATCGGCTTCATGGAGGGGGCAACGTATCCCGATGGTACCCCAGTGGCGGCCGTGGCGTTCTGGAATGAGTTTGGGCATGAGGGGCCGGCTCCCGCTCCCCCAAGGCCCTTTTTCCGATCAATGATCGCTAAGGAATCTTCGGGTTGGGCGACTAAGATGGCGAGTCTCGCAAAGGTTACGAATTTCGATGGCCCTAAAGTTCTCGCGTTGTTGGGGGAAGATATTTCAGGCGCGCTCAGAGAGAGCATTACGAGCTTTACAGAGCCCGCGTTAGCTCCCCGAACCATCAAGGCTAAAGGGTTCGCTAAACCGCTCGTAGATACGGGCCACATGTTGAACAGCGTAACTTATCGGGTGATGAGCTAATGGACCTGAGATCAATATCGAATCAGGTATCGGATACGGTGAATTTGAATATTCCCGTGACCCTCCAAAGCTCCACGGGCTTTACCATTGGCGCGGGCTTGCGTCAGGTTCCGACTTATACCCCAACAACCGGCTTCGCCCAGGTCCAGGCGCTCGATAATAGCGATTTGAAACAGCTTGATGGCCTGAACATTCAAGGTTCGATCCGCGCCATTTATTTTAAGGGCATTCTCGCCGGCGTAGTTCGCGCGAATACTCAGGGCGGCGATTTAGTCATTATTGGCGCGAGTGCGGCCGTTCCTCCCGCGCTCGTTGGCACTTGGCTTATCGTCAAGGTTTTGGAATCGTGGCCTAATTGGGCGAAAGCCGCAATAGTGCTACAAGCGGCGGCCACTGTATGAGCGCACCAGTAAACTACATTCCGAGCATCTTAATTGATGCCGTAATCGAAGCCCTCGGGGCTTTCATTACTCCATTTCTTCCCGATGGAACGCCGATAACTCGCGCCCAGGTAAATCGCGTGGCTCCGCCGAATTCACCCTTCGTGGAATTGCGCGAGATTTTACAGGTCGATCTCGAAACTCCGAACTCGGCAAATAATACAGAATTTCAGCAATCTCAAATTTCAACTCCCACCAGGATTGATATTCAGGTTGATTTTTATGGCCCTTCGGCCGGCGATTGGTGCAAAGCCATCAAGGCCGTAATGCGTTCGCAATATGCCCCGGCTCAGTTTCCTGATGGAATAAAACCTCTTTACTCTTCCGATGGGCAGCAAGCTCCCCTCGTAACGGGAGAGGAACAATACGAAAATCGTTGGATTATTACTTGTGCATTGCAGTACAATCCAAGTGTATTTGTGCCTCAACAATCAGCAACGGTCTTAGCGATTAACGAAACTGAGGATTTACTATGAGCATTCCCGCAAGCCAAATTGTAACCGTGAATCCGAGCGTTCTGGCAGCCGGCGGAAATCCGCTTGCATTGAACGGCCTGTTTCTTACTCAAAATTTTCAAATGCCCTCCGGTTCGGTTTTGGGGTTCGTAAGTTCTACGGCCGTAAAGAATTTTTTCGGACCGGCTTCGGCGGAATACGCGGCTTCTTTGATCTATTTCGCGGGATATAACAATTCCACGATCAAGCCAACGGCCATGTTGTTCGCCCCTTACAATGCCGCAGATACGGCGGCCTGGTTACAATCGGGAAGTCTTGCCGGCGTTCCTCTTGCTACTCTTCAGGGTTATAGTGGCGTTCTGACTATTACGATTGCGGGAAGCCCTCTCACGTCAAGCAATATCGTTCTCACCGGATTGAGCTACAGCGCAATGGCGGCCGCGATTGAAGCGGCCTTTACCGATCCCGGTTTCTTGGTTATTTGGGATGCTGTAGACAGTACATTTCTTTTCATCAGTACGGCAACCGGCGCAAGCGAAACGATTGCTTTTGCGAGCGGCACTCTCGCGGCCGATTTATTCCTCACGAGCGCAACCGGCGCGCTTCTTTCTCAAGGGGCGGTCGCTGATACGC